ATAATTATTACCATTTAAAACAGTGTTTATAGCTTGCTCCTCAGCTAGCTCAACAGCTTGTTTGTAGGTTAATTGCATGTGTAGTTCTAGCTCTTCTATTGAGTCAGGTAGTTCCTCTTTTTTATTTTCTCTAATATCAACACCAAAAGCAGTTGAAGCGAACTCAGCGATATCTTCAGTTTCCATGTCTCTTATTAAAGATTCCATGTACTCTGTTCTTTTACTTATACCGTAAGGATCTTGTGAATAAGCTTTTATATCAAAAACTCTCTCTGATATACCGTTCACTACTATATCTACAAACTTAGGTATAATAGGTACTGGTTTCCAGTCTAAGTTTAAGTAAGATAAATCACCATTAATAGATAACTCATCTTTATATTTTTGTATTGATTGTTCTCCCCTAGCATACAATCTAAGTTTATGAAACTCTGTTTGATTTCCGTAAAATCTATTAGTACCTGAGTCACGCTTAAACCACTCGCTTTCTATAGCTTTAGCAACCTTAAGACCGTACTCGGTACCCATCTTCTCAGAGTCACTTGCGACTTGACTTGGAAAATAACTTTTTACAACTGACTCAGCCATATTAATTTTCTATTAGTTTTGATCTGTTGCCAGATTGTTTGTATCTAGCAAATTTTAAATTTATTTTTTCTTTCTTTATATTGGCATTTGGTTTATATAAATGTCTGTTACAAGCCATTATAGCTAGTCCAGAAGAAATAGAAGCATCAAACTTAGTTCTATTGTTTATATCAAATTTAGCCCAGTCTTCTAAAGTTCTATTAAAATTAACTTTACCATACGTACCGTCTTGTTTTCTACCGACATGATCTTGTATGTACATTTCAATAGCAGCAGCGTGAGACTGCTTAACATCTTCACTTGAGTTTGGTATACCACCTACTTCTTTTTCAGCAACAGATAGTTTGTTCCAGATTTTATCTGGCCTATTCATGCTAAAACCTCTGTATCCTCTTCTTCTTAAGTAGTATAATAATCTAGGTTTGTTATTCTCTGCTAATATTGGCATACCATAAAAAACTAAAGCCATTAACATATCTTCAAAAAATATCTCTGCGGTTGGTGGTCTATCTACGTATTCTAAAAAAAACTGGTTTGGTGGACAATCTTCCATGCTAAACTTTGTTAAGCCGTGTAAAGCTCCTTTAGAACCTACACCATCAACTGTTCCTGATATATCATAACTGTCACAACCAAAAGCACCCATATGCTCGTTACCTGGAAATTTAATACCATTTTTTATTATAACGTTGTTTTGTAGATTAGCTGGTGGTGTCCAACTTACTCTAAATCTACCATTACTATCTGGGTAAAATATAACTTTACCATCTTTAACACCATTCAACCATTGAAAGTTACCTTTAGTAACTGCGTTATCAATATTTAATTCTTCGTTATAATCTATTTGTTCGTATATTTTAGCTAAATTAAATATACTATTTTTAGTTTCATCTCTGAATGCATGTTCTGTTGTGCGGGGAAACTGTCTATAGAACTCATTAAGTGCATCAGGATCGTTCTTAAGACCCTCTACTTCATTGTTCCAATTATCTATTACTCCAGTGTCGATATATTCTCCATAAGGGCCAGAGACTTCTTTATCTGGAGTGTCAAAAACAGGTACTCCATAAGAATCAATGAATCCTTCGTAGTTCCATTCCATAGGAATGAACAAAGAATAGAGTCCTGACTTAGTCTGACCGTTCCTGTTTCTTTGAGTAACATCCGAGTCTTTATATAATCTTTTAAAATTGTCTCCACCTTTATCTAAAGCATTTGAGGTTGAACCCATTATACATTTACCAATAATTCTACTACCTAGCCTTAGTGTTGTTTTCGTAACCCTCCAGTTATTTAATATATTGTTTGGCCTCTCCCATTTACCACTTTCATCATGAACTAATAACTTTAGTTTTTCACCATCATAACTATTGTCACCTGTGTTTTTCCAATCTATAGTGGTATCTAAACCTGTTAATATTTCTTGTGTTTCACTAGCTTTAACTATACTTCTTCTAGTGAGTTTACTAGCTGGAACCCTGTATGCTAATTCTGTTTTTGGACGGTCCATACCGTCTTGTATTGGTTTAAAGAAAAATGGGTAGTTGACGGATATTGGTACAACTTTGTCTGTAAACATTTTTTTTGCGTCTGGTCCAGACTTAGATAAAATACCGAATCTTGAATCTGAAGATATTGTTGCCATGTCGACACATACCGCAGATGACATAAACGAAAACCCTGATCTTCTGTTTTTAAGATAGCACATTCCGTATGACCTTTTATCCGCTTTGCAAGCTTCCCAGAATATATAAAATAATCTGTTTGCTTCCCTAAAGTCTGGTTTCCCAACATCAATTTTACTCCACTGCAAGTACATATAGTGAGAGCCAGTAATATAAGTAGGAACGTTCTTGTTATAATACCAAAACCCTTCTTCTCTTTTTTTAAACTCATCTTCTATGTAATCTATATATTTGCTTTTAAAATCATTTGGATAATTTTTCCAGTCAAATATAGTTTTTATTCTATTTAATTCTTTAGGATATTCTTTTACCTCCCATTTATTACTATCAAATTTAGTAACACCAACCGCTTTTGGTAAAGCTACACGAAGATTTTGTATATCATATATTTCTCCAATCTGCCCAGTTTTACTTATAACAATTATATCGTGCTCTTTATTATAACCGTATTCCCATTTTTTAGACTTATTAAGTCTTTTTATGGTATTTATTTTAACAGGTTCTATAACCTTAAAAAGAGTTTGATCGTACATTACTTCGATCTTCTTTCTGCAAAACCACCAAATGAAGTTTGAGTAGCTTCTTTTTTAGGCTTATTGTCTATCATATCTTGCTCTTCTTGAATTCTAGTTAGTATTTCAAAAGCATCAAATATAGCTAGCTTTTTTGTAGCCGCCGCGTTCTTTAATCTATCCGCTGTTATATCATCACCTGAATCAACTATAGCTTCTTTAGCAACTTTTATTAACTCTTCAACCGCTTTGTGTCCAGCTTGGATTATACTCAACTTCGTTTCCTTGATATTCATACTTTATTGTTAAGTTTTTTAATCTAACTCTATAAAGTCTTTCTCCATCAATTACAAATTCATATTCACTATTTGGTGTGAAGCCAACTAAGTCTCCTTCTTTTAAGTGTTTATTTTCTTGAATTATTTTTAGAACACCTTTCAATGGTTGTTCTTTTTGAGTACTATATATATAATTAGATTCAATTGGTTTTACAAAAGCATACCCATCGGTAGGTTGCCATTTGTTTTTTCTTTTATAAGCATACACTTGATCTACATTACATAAGTAATTTTTATCATCTATATAGCTTTTACTGTTTTTTTCGTTTCCTCTGACGTCGTGAAATCTTCTAAACACGTTGTGGTGTACTATAACTTGATCACCTACTTTAACTTTATGGTTCCCAACTATAGGTACTTGTTTTACTAAACCTAACCTATTAACGTTTTGATGCGTAAATATCTGAGTGTTAAGTATTAAGTCAACGTTATCTACTTTTTTATTGTTGTTGTATCTTCCTCCGATAGGTTCTACTACAAAATTAAAAACGCTTCTCATTAATACTCTAGATTATACTCTATAGCTACAGCCATGTTTTTATTAAAATCCTTCCAAGGTAATATATCATTATTTTTTTTAATAAATATACTAAACTTTTCGTCTTCTTCTGTTATATGACAGATAGTATGCCCTCCGTAAACCTCTTGGCCTACGGAGTAATGCATAGCTTCGTTTTTATAATCTTTACCGATACTAATCTTTCTTATCAGCTTCATCTTCTGGTAATTCGGATATAGTTCCGTCTTGTAAGTTAACCGATACTTTTCCGTACTTTTCTTCTAACGAAGTTTGAATAACTTGCAGTTCTTGTTGTCTAGCTTTTAAAGTTTCAACAGCTATTGTTTTTTGAACTTCTAAACCACCAACTTGCATTTGAACTTGGTTTATTAAGGCTACTTTCTCTTGAACTGATTTTAATTCTTCGTCAGTTACTTTTTTTACATCTTTAGCGATGTCCTCTACTTTTACGTCTTTCATTTTATTTAATTTAATTATTAATTATTATACGTCCGTATAATTTTCGTAAGCTTCTTGTGCTTTTAAAGCAACGTAAGCTTGTTTTATGTTATTTACCGCACCATCTTCTAGAGATGCTGTAAAATTAAAACTAAAGTTACCTATAGTGTTTTCTGGATTAGCGTTCTTAGCTGCTTCATCTTTAAAAATGTTAACGTTGCAACTACTAACAAGATTTTTGTTATAAGTTGTTACGTATACCGCTTCTGTTTCAACAGTTACGCCGTCTTCTGCAAAAACAGCTGGGGTTTCTAAAGAGTTTACTTTTTCAATTTGAAAATAAGAGTTAACACCTTGTATTTGTAGGTAAGCATCGCTTAAAACTATTCCTTTAAAATCATATGATCCTTGTATTGCCATTTTTTTACTTTTAATTATTATTCTATGTTTATATTATTACGCTATTTTCACAGTTTTTAAGTGTGTGTATCGCTTTGATAGTTATTGTTATGGTAAAAGCATACTTGCGTCATGATCATAACCATAAAATTCACTCATTTTGTAAGGCGCTGAATTGTTTGGGCTACTTGAGGACGCTATATTTGTTACATCATAAGATACAGTTGAGTTGTTATTGTTTCCTGATCTAGAAACATCAAACAAACTTATTCTTCCTATTGCTGCTCTTTGTGACTGTCCAAGACCGTCAACAGGAACTCCATAATTGTCATGAACCTTTTCACACGCTATTGATTGCATTGATAAACTTCCGCTACTTGGTACCGCCATCGTTGTTTGTTTTACAGTTACAGTTATTACACTTATTGCATTTTTTTAACTCTTCAATCTCAGCTTTTAACTCTTTTATAGCTTCAAGCAGTATTGGAGCAATACCTTGATGTCTCATTGACAGCATACCGTCTTCATTCTCTCTAACAAGCTCTGGTACGACTTTTTGAACATCTTGTGCTATAAATCCTACATCTTCTTTTATATTTAATATACTATCTGATTGTTTCCAGTCAAACGTTACACCTTGTAATCTGCTTACTTTATCTAACGCTGATTCAATTGGTTTTATGTTTTCTTTTAATCTAACATCTGATGGCGAACCATAAGCAACAACATCTCCAGAGGCTGTAAATGTACCATTGGTCATATTGTTTTGAAATCTAGTATTACTACCTTGTCTCCAATAAACAACACCACAATTCATATCAAAATAAGTGTTTGAATTATTAGTGTGAAATCTTGCAAAATTTCCAGAACCAAAGTTCCCTACATAAACATCACCAGTTCCACTGCCTCCAAATATACCAGCTCCACCACATGTGAGAGTGCCAGTACCACTAGTAACAAAAGAAGCGCTTCCAGTTACGCTTATTGAAGCACCTGTGTAAGATCCTGATGTCCAAATATTAGTACCCATAGCGGATTTACCAGTACCATTTTGACACCAAACCATTTGATGGCTTCCTGCCATTGTACCTCCAGTAGTGTTGTTTGTGTGTTTATATGCTAACCCGTATAAGTTTCCAAAGTTAGCACCATTTTCTGGTATTTGATACGCTGTACCCATTGACCATATATGACCAATTAAACTGGAGTTATATATACCATACATACCAGCTCTTCTAGAGCTTGAACTACCAACAACAAGTTTACCTGTGAATGTATCATCTGCATTGTTTCTTATAAAAGGTAGGTCACTAACATAAGCCCTACTAGCAATGTCATCATTACTTGGGTATAAATAAACAATTTCACCATCTCCTGAAACTGTTGATCCTCTTAAATCTGAGTGTAGTTTTATATAATTATTAGTACCGCTAAGGCTTATATAGTTTATTACGTTTGCTTGCGCATTACTTGGTGCGTGTGCTGATTGTGAGTGAGTATAAGCTGTGTTCCAGTTGCTAACATTAGCATCAGAAGCACCTGTAATAGTACCACCTATAAAATTACCACTACCATTAATACCCTTACTAGTGCTATCAACAAAGAAACCGCCGTCAGCTCTAATATATCTAGGAGTATAAATATTTTTAGCGGTAGTTTGATTTATTCTTAACCAAGTAGTATCTTTAACTCCAATTTCACCTACTCTAGTAGTACCATTAAAAAATTGAATATCATCAGC